TAGAGTGATAGGCATATCTCTCTTCTCACCAATGACATCAACTAGGTCAATGGAAAGATTGAAAGATGGTTGGAAATATGGTAAAATCTGTTCAAGAATTTGCAAAGCATCTTCGTTCAACTTGCACAGAATACTCAACTGAATATTAAAGTTATATGGGACGGGCATATAACCTTTAATCAGTTTTGAAGTTTCTTTATTAACTGCTTTAAAAGTCTGCATAGTAGATACTTTTCTACTAGCATCATAAGAACATCCTAAAAGTTCAAATGACATTCTTGGGAGAGTTAGTGCTCCAGCAGGACGACCAGGAGATCTTAAGTCTCTATTCTGTTCCAACCTGGCAAGGAATTTCTGAACAGGTCCATATGAAATGGGAACCTTCATTACACTTACAGTGTTGTCAGCACTATCCTTATGTTGGATTTCTAGATTATTAAAAAGAGTACCGAAAGAGATAATAGTCTTTCGAATGATCTCATGGTAAAAGTGTGAAGTTAACATGATATTTCCAATTAATAAAGCTATTTAGAATTCACCAAATGGGTTCTTTTCACTGAAGTCTAGAATCTTATCTGCTTCTAGTTCAATGTTATCATTGTCAGCAAATGGAACATTATCAAAATTATCCTCAATAGAGGAAATTCTATAACTTACTCCTGCACCAACAACAGCTTCACCGATAGCAAAGTTTCCATTTGGAATAGCAACCGTGAGAATACGATTTAGAGAATCCCAAGATTGTACATATGCACTGGTTCCTGTAGAAACTCCCTTTACTACACTATTGATTTCATAATCACCGAAGAAAGCAGTTTCTACTTTATCTATAGTGATGTCTGGAATGAATGTATATCCAACACCAGCATTACTATATCTAATTTGAGTTACAGTTCCTGCCGTACTGACGACCGCCTCTGCTTGTGCGTTCTCGATCAATCTTGAAGTATCCGAAGATTGTTGGATGTAGATAGAAGTAATTCCAACATTGGGTATAAAGTTATATCCAAGACCTCCTGTGGAAATAGCAACAGGACCTAGAACTCTTTCACCGAGAACACAAGTTGCGATAGCACCACTAATAGCTTCTCCCCCAGTGAAAGTGATGGTTGGTGGAGTTGTATATCCAGTACCAGGATTAATTAGTAAGACCCTATCAATTGCCTGATTCTGCAAACCACCTCTACTGGTCATGATTGCAACAGCAGTTGCTTGATCTCCCAATCTTGGTTCTTCAATAGTCATCAGTGGATCGCTAATATATCCACTACCTCCATAAACAATAGATAAAGATTCTACCTCTCTCGCTGCGTTAAGGTTGGCAACAACGACTGGATACTCATTGTTTAGGTTATTAACACGTTGTGCAGACGTGCTCATTTGTGGATCAATTTCCTGTTCAGTCTCATTTGTAGGAACTAGAGCACTACTAGATGTTCTAAATGCCGAATCTCCCGTAACATTGATAGTTAAATGATCTACATATCCTTCAAATCCTCTAGTGATGGTGTTTAGTTTTCCTGCACCAGCATTATCTGCACCAATGTAAAGCCTATCTCCAGCAAAGAACAGGATTGGGTCTGCATTTGGATAATCGGCTCCAGTGTTTCCATTAACAGAGAGAGTCGCATCACTACCAACTTGTTCTACTCTAATAAAGTTCCAAGCATTTAAAGTTAGTGGAGTTGTATTTTCGACACTAGTAGTACCAGAAGCATATACGACAGTACCTGATGTTCTATGATATAATTTGATTCTATCGGACCAAAGAAGAACACCGCCAAAGTTTGGATCTGGATCTAACTTAGTAGGATAGAACCACAAACTAATAACTGTTCTACCATCTGCAGTTACTCTTGTGTCGAGATTTGTTGGGAAATCGAAGTTAGCATCCAATACAGTGCTATAACTTGAATGGTGTAATGAGTTATTTCCAAATTTAGTCTGAGTGGATATTGCTCTATTTGGAGGAGTGAAAGTTACACTTGGAATCGTAATGTGGTTAGTTCCTTTATAAGTTACACTAACTTCTTTAACTGCATTGTAATAAGCAGTTGCAATACCAGTTGCTTGATTACCTCTAGTTGGTTTTGAAATGTATACTTGTGGAGTGGAAATATAATTACCGTCATTGAATAGTTTTACATATTGTACGGACTTCGTTCCGATAACTGTAGACGCCAAAGAAACAGAAGCAAGAGCGTTTGATGTCGTCTCTTCAACCATTTGTAGTTTGATAAGTTGTCCACCAAGTCCAATAGGCTCAATGACATCTTCTCCATTGACACCATGCTCTGTGTCTGGAAGAGTAATAACTTCATCCTCATATTCAAAGATCTCGCACTTAAGTTCATACATGTAGAGATCGTTCAACTGATAGAAAGGAACCTTGGTCTCTACAAACTTGATTTCAAACAGAGCGTTATCTAGAGGAAGATAGATTAAGTCTCCTTCTTGTGGTCTAGTAGTTACTTTAATTTCGCCTTCTGGAAATAATTTTAGGAAGGGAGTAATGAAATCATCATATCTCTCTTTGGAGATAACTAACGTTAGTTCGTCCTGAGATCTAACACCAAACTTAGATAAAATTTCAGATGGAGATCCGAAACCTTCGTAGTTTGTAAGGTATGCTTCTAATCTAAAACTATCATCAAACCTAGAAGCAGTAATCTCTTTGATCACTGTATTTGTATTGACAATCTTTCTAGGTAGATACAAAACATCCTGACCGAACATCTTCAAATGCTCGTTTACCAAGTCTTGAACAAGTCTTTGTTCACTTGGTGACCCGTGTAGAAAGAATGGATTTAAAGGCATTATCCTATAAAATCGAGGGGTGGCATTGCGAACTCGGACATCAATTTCTGTTCAAGTTCTTCCAATTCTCTAATAGCATCGTCATACAGTTGTCTTCCGTTCATCTCCAATCCACCAGGAAGTTTAACTCCTTGGAACTTGATGAGGTTCTGTCCCCACTGTCTTTTGATTAGAGAAGTGACGTATCTCTTTAACCAAGAGTCGTTATATACCGCCGTAGAACTATTTGGATCTACAACACGGTAACAATCGATCACCAAATAATGATTGTCTGTTAGACTCTGCAAGTCAATATCTAAATATAAACGATTGTTCTTCTTGTTGAATCTAATCTGAGCGTCTGGGTTAATAATAAAGTCCAGAGTTTCAAGATACGATTTAACCATACTATAGTTCAAAAGATCTATAGCGCCATAATAATAAAGGTCGTTGAGGAATAATTGGTATTTAATATTGAATAGACCGTCAGAAACCGAAGACGAATCTACTTTAAATATCTTATTAACACCAATAACACTGTCTGGGAGAGGTAGGTAGTTAGCACCTTCCTCATACTCCATCATAGAGACTCCACCATGAGAACTTGTTCCAGTGGTGGTGGAAGCAATACCTACAATGGTAGTCTTTTCTGCCTCAGTAAGTTTATGCTTTAAAAAGACCCTATCTATTCCCTCACCATGTCTTTCATGGTAGAATTGGATGGCATCATCGATAAGATCTTCGATCTGATCATCATCGACGTTAATTTCCAATACGGGTTTTCCGAGTCGTCTTAAGCAATATTCCTTCAACTCGTCTCTACTAGAGGGCTTTGCCATTCCCAAACTCTATAGGTTTCTCCAAAGTATTTATGATCGCATGAAAAAGTATTTTATTGATGAAAGAGAGGTCTTCGCTCTAAACGAAAATCTTGAAGCAAGAGTAGAACTTATGGGGTGGGAAAAAATTCCCATTGTTTATATCGACAACTTCTACAAGAACCCAAAGTTGGTAAGAGATCTTGCTTTGCGTTGTCCACCAACTTTACACAATAAAAGGATCCTTGCTGGATGTCCAGCGAGAGTTGAGTTGGCAGTAGATATCGATCACTTCATCCCAGTCTTTGAAGAGATTGTTACTGAAGTATATGGATTAGAACCCAAAAAACTTAAAGCATTTAGAAGATCATGTATGGACAATCCATTCATTGTTAATGTGACTAAGGACCTAGACCGACGACCTCATATTGATAATACAATGGACGCTGTTGGTGGATTTGCTGCTCTAATCAATCTCAATACCCCAAAGGAATGTAAGGGTGGTACTGGATTCTATACGTATAAGGGTATGCAAGTAAATCCACAACAAGATGGCATACCAATACCAGAATGTCCACCTTTCCCAGATACTTCTGGTCCATGGGAATTAATTCATTTGGCTGAGATGAAATACAACAGACTAATCTTTTATCCAGATCAAGTTCTGCATGGAGCTTATATTAAAGAGGGAATGTTTGATGAAAACACTTGGAGATTAGTGCAAATGTATTTTATGACGGTGAGTAGGTTTCTATGATAATTTTAACAGGACATAGTGGTTTTATTGGATCTCACTTTCTTCGTGCCATAGAAGAAATGAGAGAACCAGTCATTTGCCTTGGTATGGATGACTGTTGGAAGTTCATGAGATCTTTTACTGACTGGAAAAAAATTACGCAGATAATTCATCAAGGAGCAATGTCATCCACTACGGAAAAGAACTGGATGCAAATATCTCACTACAATCAAACATTCACCGCACACTTGTTTGATAAAGCAATCGAATATCAAATTCCCGTTAAATATGCTTCTTCGGCTTCAGTATATGGGAACCAGACCAAAGATTTGAAAATCATAAATCCACTAAACCAATATGCAATATCTAAGTTAATTATTGACTACTATGTCTTAGATCATATTGATAAGTTCAGACATATT